TGATGATTTCTATGTCGTGTTTCAAAGCAAAGCCCAGCAGACTGTAACTCCGGGTGCTGGTACAATTACACAGGCAATGCTTTCACCTAGCCTATCTCTTGGCGCAGGTTACTTTCAAGGCGAAAACGGTGCGACAGGCGATACGACTAATGGTAAGGGTGACATCTTCCGTGTTCACGAACAGCAGCTTGATACTAACGTGACCATCGCAGCAACCGATAATGCGCTTTGTGCTGGCCCATTGACAATCGCAACAGGGGTAACACTGACGGTAACAACCGGCGGTAATCTGGTGATAGCATGAGTGAATTACGCACAGACACAATTACTGCAAGCGATGGCACAAGTCCTGTCACGCTGACGAAGCAGAGTGCGGCAAAGGCGTGGACAAGACAAGACCAACGCAGCGCATTAACCACCACGTCATCTTTTAATTTCAGTTCAGCAACAGATGTTGGGACTGGTCACGTTCAAATATCCTTTGGGAGTAATATGAGTGATGCTAATTATACTATAGTTGGAATGAATGGTTACGAAGACGGTACATCTAATGAGTTTATGATTGTAATAGGATTAAGAAGGGGTGTTCCACCAACCTCATCAACCTACAATACTCAGTCAGCCAACGCTTTAAACAGCGGAACAGGCGGCGGAGACAGTGACAATCAGATGACGGCAGTATTTGGAGACCTAGCATGAGTGAGATAAAAGTAGACACCCTCACCGGCAAGACAACCGCTGGTGACATTACAGTGACAAGTGAAGGTGGTGCGGCGACTATGCAGTTGCAGCAGGGGCTGGCGAAGGTTTGGATTAACTTCAATGGCACAGGCACTATTGCAATTCGTGATTCGTATGCCGTGACCAGTATCGTAGATGATGGGACAGGGACTTATACCACAAATTTCTCCAACGCAATGAGCAACATAAATTACAGTGTTCCGATTGGCGGTGCAACACCGTACCATACAGCAGCGGGTGACCAACTTGGTTTAGTACAATCACCAACCAGTACATCAAGCGTTCAGTTGCGAAGTGCTACAACAGGGTCATTTTATGATACATCAATAGCAACTTTTGCAATCCACGGGAGTCTCGCATAATGGCTGGAAAAATTATAGCAGACCAGATTGAACACAGCACCGCTGGGTCAATCGCCACGAACTATGTTGTTGAGGGTAGTGCGAAGGCGTGGGTGAACTATACTTCAAACACAACAACCAGCATTAGAGATAGCCTGAACACGTCAAGTTTGAGTGATGTTTCAACTGGAAAAACAATCGTAACATTTAGCAATGCTATGGCAAATGCAAATTATTCTTGCCCAACAGCGTGTAGCAATGGCGATGCAGGTAGCACAGCGTGCAGCCTTGACCCTCACACTTTTGTGACTGGGTCTACTAAGTTTAACTCTTTTGCAAATGCTTCTTTAGCAGACAGAAACTTTAATATGGTTAGTTTTTTAGGAGACCTCGCATAATGCAGACACCTGAATTTCAAGGCACCCACCTGTTTGACCGCCTATGCTGGGCAAAGGAAAACCTAGACGGTGTGCAGTCAGACTATCGTGTTGTCTATGAGGACAGCGTTGATGAGTGCGCCAAGATACTTGTGCCTGACCCAAACTGGATGGCGTGTGCATTGCAGGGCGGTATCCTACCACCTGTGTGGGTGTATCACGAGTTGGCAAAGGACGAAGCACAACCTGACTTCAAGAAGCACACTCGTGGTTACTTGCTGCACAACACAGAACCTGTTGAGGCTATGACTGAAGAAGAAGCTATCGAATACTTAATTATGAAGGACTGCCCACAGCACGTGTGGCAGAACTGGAATCAAGGCAACAAACCAAAGATGGTTATCTGCCGTAAAGAACAGTTGCCAAGCACACGTGAGTGGCGCAATGCTTGGAAGATAACTGAAGAACTAAGCGTCACTGATTTAGCAGCATAAGGAGAAAACAATGGCTGTAACAACATACATCGTAGACAAGGACGGGAATCAGATTGATGCTTCTACGGCTACCGTTCCTTCTGACCGTGCCTTTCGTGGTGCATGGTCATTGAGTGGCAATGTCATTTCAGAAGACATGGCATCTGCCAAAGACATCTTCCGTGATAAGGTTCGTGAAGTTCGCAAACCACTGCTAGACGCAGAAGACGTAGTATACATGAAGGCACTAGAGGCTGACGATGCAACTGCAAAGGCTGCATCTGTAGCTAGGAAAGCTGCACTTCGTGATGCACCTGCCGCTGCAGCAATTGACGCAGCAACAACTATTGTTGAACTCAAGGCAGCTTGGGATGCAGACACACTTGGTGATAGCCCTTACGCTTAATGCGTAGGGGTCATCCCTGTTTGACCGTTGGAGAACTAGATGGCATTAAGTAAGATTATAGCAGAAGGCATTGACCTTACAGATGACTATGCGTTCACTGGCACTGTGACTGGTGCGGGGAGTCTGCTTCAGGTTAAGCAAATTAGCACAGGTGTCAATTTATCAAATACAACTACAAGTTATGTAGATATGACAAATATGACGCTGAGTATTACGCCAAGCAGCACAAATTCAAAGATATTAATTCTTGCTTCACTGTCTGTAGCAGCACAAAGAAGCGGTACAGTAGACATTCACGGAAGCACTAGATTAATGCGTGATACTACAGAAATCTCAAGACATAATATTAGAACATATGATTTTGGGGTTGGCGGCATCTATATACTTGGAACACTTGCTTATTCTTACACTGATGCGCCTAGTACAACTTCTGCTGTAACTTATAAATTCCAAATGTGTAAGTTAGCAAATGACACTTCATCTGTAGATATGAACCCCGAATTAAACAATAAATGTGAAATGATACTTATGGAAATTGCAGGATAAACAGGAGTAAAACAAAATGGCATCAATATCAAAGTCTCTAACCGAACTGGGCATCACCGAATGGGTGTTGCGTGGTGAGCCTACCACAGAGGCTGAGTTTAACCAAATGTTCCGTAAGGTTACTGGTGCTGATGATAATGGTAGTGCTGTTGAATCCTCTACACCTAGCGACTTTGGTGTAACTTGGTCACAGGTATCAGCTAAGAAAACAGAACTTGTTAATGCGGAGCCTATGCGTTTACTTCGTGAGGAACGTAATCGTTTGATTGCAGAAACAGATTGGTGGGCATCTAGTGACCTTACTATGACCGCCGCACAAACAACCTACCGTCAAGCCCTGCGTGATATTACAGACAATGCCACATCTCTTGATGACGTAACGTGGCCTACTAAACCATAAGGAATAACGATGGCATACATAGGTAAATCCCCACAAAACGGTGTACGTAACCGCTACCTCTACCAAGCCTCTGCTGGTCAAACTACCTTCACAGGCAGTGATGCAGATAGCAAGACACTGACCTACACAGATGGCCTGTACGTTGACGTGTATCAGAACGGTGTGCTACTCAAGCCTGTCACTGACTATACCAGCACAAGTGGTACTAGCATTGTACTCACCACATCTGCTAGCTTAAATGACGTAGTTGAGATTGTAGTCTATGATGTGTTCAGCGTTGCGAACAGCTACACTAAAGTTGAAAGTGACACACGTTATCCGTTCAAAGGTAACAACAGCATCATCCGTTTGAATGGGCAGACCATCAATGCAGACATTACTATTGACAGCGATGAGAATGGTGTGTCAGGTGGGCCTATCACACAGAACGCTGTCGTCACTGTTAATGGATATTGGAGTATCGTATGACCAGCGTATTGAATGTAGATACTATTGCTGATAAGGCTGGCACTGGTCCTGTTGGGTTGACTAAGCAGGAAGCGGCTAAAGCATATAGTAATAACGACATGACTGTTCCAGACATTCGTAAAAGTCTTAATGTAAGTTCTATAGCAGATAATGGAACAGGGCAGTCTACAACATCCCTGACTTCTGCGTTGTCCTCAACAGATAGCTTTGCCACAGGTGTAGCAGGAGGAGATGCATCTACTGACCGTTCTAATAGAACGACTACAATAGGAATAAAATCTACAAGTACATTTTTAATGTATTCAACAATTTCTGGTGGTAGTGATGCAGACGTAGAAAACCAAGCAGGTTTATTAATGGGAGACCTCGCATAATGGCTAGTATATTAAAAGTAGACGAACTGCAAGGTATCACAGCGGCTGGTGACATTACTGTTACATCTGAAGGTGGGGCAGCAACGCAATCACTTCAGCAGGGCTTGGCGAAGCATTGGGGATGGTTTGATACAAATACCTCTAACACAGTTAGAAACTCTTTCAATAATGCTTCCATTACAGACAATTCAACAGGAAACTACACTGTAGCGGCTACAAATGCTTTTGCAAATATATATAGTTGCGTTGGTTGTTGCACAGGTTCGGCATCAGACCCCAATGTTTCAGGACAAAGCGGTGCTATATATTCCAGCACTACCGCAGCTACTTTTGCGACTCAAGACTATAACGGTTCTACAGGCGATGCCGATTTTAGTTTTCTTAGCACGGGAGACCTCGCATAATGGCAAGCGAACTTAGAGTAAACACCCTGAAGGATGCCGCTGGGTCAAACGAAGTGGCTATGACGTATGTTGCCAACGGTAGTGCGAAGGCGTGGGTTGCACAATTAGACGGCGGTGCTACAGCCGGTGACAGTTTTAACTTTGCTAGTTTCACTGACAACGGGGATAATAACACCGCAACTTTTACGAACAATATGATTACAAATTATACAATCACCGTTGCCGCTGATGAACCTCAACCAACAGCAATAGACAGATTTGTGGGAGTTTTTGCTAGAAGCGCAAGTTCCTTCAAAATGAAAACTTTTACAAGCAGTGGCGGTGGTTCATCTGTTCCGCAGTGCGCCGCAGTTCACGGAGACCTCGCATGAGTAAAGCAGCAGAACTAGCCGCACTGATTGGTTCGCAGACGGCTTTATCAAACAGGAACCTTATCATCAATGGTGCAA